CAGAAAAATAGAGAAACTAATCTTCCTCACTCTGCCGTCATCATATGGTTTGTTGTGTTGATCAATATGCCATCCAAACTCATCTTCAACAGAATACTCTGCATATTGTAGTGGTTCGATAACATCAATATGAAAATCCCACCCAGCATTTTTATTTGCCGCTTGTGCATATTCCAAGAATGATGTTAAAACATCTTTATCATTAATCCAATCAACCTTAGTGCTTCTGCGAACTTGTCCACTCGCACCCACTATCTTTGCGTCCTCTAACTGAGTATTAACTTTTGCGAGAGCTTTAGATATGGTTATTGCACCAATACGTTCAATGATGTATGGTTGACAATATCTCATATTGCCCCATCCACAAATTTACGCCATTCAATTGCATTTTTAATATCCCAACCACGAGACTGAATTTGTTTCAGAATCCGTTCACAGGAATCTTGACACATCTTATAGTATTCTACTTTCTGTTTTGCTTTGATGAGTTCTTCATCAGAATCCAGATAAAGTGGAATGTCTTGTTTTAAAATTTTGTAGTCAAAGGGATTATCACGATAGACTTCTGGCGATGCTTTACCACCATAGTATTCCCACTTCTTACGTTTGAGTACATTGTAAGTACCCTCATTCATAAGAACGAGTTGTCTAAAGTTATTGTAGATGGTTAGATATTTTTGATGTAGACTTGCAGACCTAAGTGATTCATCACCAAGTTCTATATTGTCGATTTCTAAGTCTTTTGCGGCCTGAGCCTGTAGTTCTTCAAGTGTCATTATATTTCACATCCTAATAATAAAAGTGAGCAGAGTGGGTTGTAACTTGCGTTACTATATTATCTCTTTAAAGAGACTCAAACTATGATTGTCCAAGTCAACCATTGTCTGCTCGGTATATTTATAAAGTTTCAAATTCGTAAAAATCGTATTTAAAACTTGCAGTTGCCGTTAGTTGTTCTGTGTCAGTAACCTGTGTATTATATGTCAATCCAGAAAGAGAGTTAGGATAACAATTTTTGAAATTCACTCTGAGTGTTGGATTATTTTTATTTGTAAGAAGTGTGAGACTTGCATCAGAAGCCATAGTATTGGGATTAGTTAAACTTGATGTATTAGGTCTCAATTCAGAATTTTCTGAAGATGCAGTTTTAAACTGTTCAGTATCTTTTGGAAAACCAATTCCAGTAATCCAATCATGTACTTCACGATAGTTTGATAAATCTTCATTCACAAGGAATGTTAATTCTAAATCTTCAAATTCAAGTGTATCTCCCATTAGAGCAATACTCTTAAAACGTGTATTCATATTTGCTTCACCACTAAAACTAATGCCAGGCAAGTTTACAGATGTAACAAAATATTCTACGTTAGGTGTTTTCAACAAATTAAATCTAAACTGAGTCGGTGATGCAAAGTCTAGATTATTTGGTTGTCGTGCAAGTGGATTAAGTTTTACCATAGTTTTCTTCCTTTATAGTATTTATAAAGAAAAAAGGGGAGAGCAAAAGCCCTCCCCCAAGTTCAGAAACAAGTTTCTTATTATTATTACATGATGTTCGTAACTTGAACTCTTCTGTAATATACGTTGTCGTTAGCAGTGATTGCACCACTTCTGACTGTAGCACCACCAGCAAATGGGTTTGCAGTAAGACCATAACGTGTCTTGAAACCAATTTTTGGCTGGAATGTGTTCTCACCAACTGCACGAACCATCTGAAGTGGAACGTATGGGCAGTAGAAGATACCAGCATCGTATGGTGAAGTACCTTTGTATCCAACAACAAAGAACTGCTTTGCGGCAGCGTTTGCTGAATATGGATCAATGTACACTTTGTAACGTCCGTTAAGAACACCAGCAAATGTGTTACCAGCATCGTCAACTGACAAGTTGTTGTTAAGAGCAGGGGATGTATCCAACTGTCCGGCCATCTGAAGTGCAGAAGCAACATCAGAAGAACAGATAATCATGTTACCTTTACCTCTACGAGTTTGCTGAGCGATTACGTTTGCTTCTCTCTCAACTTGGAACATAAGTCCTTTGAACTTCTCAACTGACCATCTACCGTTTGAATCAACGTCCATGTCAAAGATACCAGCGTTTGCAGTATCAGCTTGGGCACCGATTTTAGCAGATGTATAAACAGTTCTAACAACTTCTCTGTTGATTTCGTTAAGAATTTCACCAGAAAGAATGTTAGCAAGTTCTGTTTCTGCGTCAAGACCGTGAATTGCTTTAAGGTCTTGTGCAAGTTCCATTGTATATTCTGCTTTAAGAGCTCTTGACTTTGCAGTAACAGAGTTCTTCTCAATTGAGAAAGACATTTCTGCAAAAGAGTTACCAGCAGAGTCACCCAATGCTTCTGCAGCAGCAGTTGTCATACCAGTACCATTGGTGTATGTACCAGCAGGAGTGTCATTCAAGATAGCAGGGTTTGTACCAGCTTGTGTACCAGTACCAGAGAAATCTGAGTCTGCTTCGTTGTAGAATGTTTCTGTACCTGTCTGTGATGCATAGCGTGAACGCATTGCAAAGATAAGTCCAGTTGGGCCTGTCATAGGTTGAACGCCAGCAATATCATAAGCGATAAGGTTTGGCATTGCTCTACGGACTAGAGAGATTAGGATCGGATCCCAATTATCTACACTAGCACCTGTAGCGTTAGTTGGTGCAGCTTCGCCGAGGAAACCTCTATCTTCACGAAGTGCTTTTTCTTGGTTTTCTAGGATAATCGTGGTTACAGCCTTACGATAAGAGTCCTTGATCTCTGGAAGATCGTTGTGCTCTAGTACTGGCTGCCACTTTTCCTGTAGATGTTCTGCTTTGAACATTTTGTTTTCTCCTTGTTGAGTTTTTCTAATAATATTTATAAAAACTAGATTTTTAGAAGATAATTTCTTCCGCTAATTAGTCTTTTGCCCGCTTTACATTTTTACTGATTGCTGCCATGTAAGCAGACATTGCACCAGTTGTATCGAAAGATTCTGAACCATCAGTTTCAGAGTCTACAGATTCAGCGATAGTGGTTGCCTTTGGAAAATAACTTTCCTTAAGCGTGTCGAGTTTACTTCTGAAAGAATCTTCATCAGTAAAATCTACATCTTCTGCAAGAGACTTGAACTTCTCTACCTCTGTATCGGCGAGGTCAGAAGCGACTTCTGCAAAGACTGATTCACGAACCAATTGGTCATTCTGCTTTTTCATTGCAGCAGTCTTTTCAATTTGTTCGTTGAGTTTTGCTTCAAGTTCGTCAATCTTTTCAGACTGAGTTCCTAGAATATCATACTTCTCGTCTGGAACATCAATGTAATGCTCCTCAAAAAGTGATTTAAGGCCTGAAATGAAATCTTCAGCAATCTCACCTTTGAGACCTCTTTCGATTGCAATTTCGTTCTCTTTCATCCACTCTTCTACAACGTAGTTCATGTATGCGTCAACTTTTTCAGTCAACTCATCACGCACTCTATTGATTTCTTCAGCGATTTCTTGAGTTTTTGCTTCCTCAATTCTTTCAACTTCAGAACGAAGTTTAGATTTAACAGCAGCCTCAAAAATTGTTGATGCCTTTTCTTTGAATTCTTCAGTAAGTTCCTCACCCTCTACGAGAGCAGTAACATCTTCAGAAACGTCTACAGATGCAAGACGGTCATCAAGAGTAGATTCGTCAACTGACTCATCTTTCTTTTCCATTGAACCGTAACCTTCACCGTTACACATTGCTTCGTATGCTGCCTTGAGATCTTGGGCTTTCATGCTTTCCATCTTCTTCTGCATTTCTGCCTTCATCATCTCTTTAGTCATCTTACCTTCTTCTAGTTCCTCACCATCGTGATCTACTTGATCACCAGCAGCAAGGGGTTCTTTAATTGCAGTTGGAGTATCATTTCCACCGGCATCTTTTGCACCTTTAGTCTGAGCATCACTGGCCTTCTTTGTTGCTTTCGCACCTTCTGGGCCCTTTGCTGTCTCTGGACTGTCAACTGCTTTGCCTAGGTCTTGAACTTCCCCATCTACTTTTTCCATTGAGTCGCCTTTAGCAGCACCCTTTGTTGGGGCGTCCTGTGCAGCTTCTTCAAGTTCTGCTTGGACTTCCGCTTCTAGTTCCTCAATTGTCTTGTCTAGTTCTGACATTGGGATTTTCTCCTTGAGTTGTCTATTAACATATTTATAATGATTAAAGTTTTGACAAGAATTTTGCAAATGCGAGGGCGGAAACATTAGATTGTTTCGCTCTTACACCTTCATTAATCTCATCTTTGATGTTTTGAATCTCTACTTCTTTAAGTAGTCCGTTATCCCAAACCCACTCTTTACCTTCCATGATACCTTCAACGAAGGCCTGAGGTGCAGAAGGGTCTGCAACAATATCTGCCGCAGTGGCAAGATAAAAATCATCTTTCACATAGTTTGCACCACCTCTATTTTCAAGTGAACCCATACCTCTTGAAGAGACACCAAGTTTACCACCATCTTTGATTAGTGCTTTCGCAATTTCCCCCATTGGAGTAGAGAGCAGTTTCGCCTCACCAATAAAGTTCTTTCCATCAGCTTCCAGTTTTGTG